TGCCACCAGGTATAAATCGACTGGTCGAGGCCACCGACAACCTGCGAGGTGGTCGGGACGGTGCTCACCAGAAGATCGAGACCGGGAATGTTGGTTGCAGACTGCGTGCCGTCCAAGTGCAGCATGTAGTCGAAGTTCTCTTGGAAGCCCAGCTTCAAGGTCTCGCTGTTCTCCTGGAGGAGATTGGTCAGCTGGACTTTCTCCGCTTCGGTCGGGACGCTCGACTTGTCGTCGGTCATCACGATGCCGTTCTGCGCGAGCTCGTCTTCGTTCAAGCCGAAGCCGTCGTGGAAGCTGCCCCACGTGTACTTCGCCTGTTGCAAGGTGCGCTTACGGTTGTAAGTTACCTGCGTATCGCCAAAGTACGATTGGAAATTGCTGTCGTTAGAGTAGCGCAGCTGTTCCACTACGTACTGAAGGCCCCCGACATAAGGCTTTTTTTCCTCCATCAATTTCTTGATGAGCGGACGGGCGACGTTAACTTGGTCTATCGGATCGTTGCGTAAGAAAAAATTAATTGCCGCGTTCCCGGCGTACGCCATTTGCTCACTCGTGAAAGGCATGGTTGTGTCCTCTGGGTGAAAAATGTAAAACCTTTCGGCTTTGCATCTCACTCTCAAAGGATTGCAGCCCTTTGTTCGTGACCCATAACCAGGTATGGGTCAACCGCGAGGCGATCCGCGGTCAGTATTGGCAGGCCAGAGCGTTGCTAAGTCTGTGCAAATCCTATGCCATCGGCGTAGGAAATGTCAACTTGGAGGCCCTTGAGCGCTTTTCGGAGTGCCGCGTGCGCCCTGCCGTACAACCGCTCTACCGCTCAGCCTTACCCTCAGACTCGCTACCCTCACCCTTGGTAAGTACCCGGTCAATCTCAGCTTTCATGCCGGCTTTCTGGCTTTCCTCTTTCTCGCCGCCGCTGATGCCCTCTTGGCCCATGTCCATCTTGTGAAAGTGCAATGTCATGGTGCGCGGAGTGTGGCCTTCACCGCCCTTCGCCTTGCCGCCGCTCGGCGGGCCGGCTGAACCCTCGTTGAAGGCGCCCACATGCACAAGGCCGTGAACTTTAATCTTGCTGCCGATCGGCGGCATCTTGCCACCGAATAGCTTATGGATATGGTGGGCCTCGAGATGCATCACGGGCGGCGCTTCATGCTCGGTGTTATCCCGTGCAAGGCTGCCTTTCGCGCTTCCGGCTTCTGTCGCCTCTTTGGGGGTTTTCGACATGAAATCAGCCATTTGACAATTCCTTATGTGCGGTAGCACACATTACTAATAACCCGTTAGCTCCATGCGCGCTTTTATCATATCTGCCTCCAAATTTCTACCGTTGGCGGCAAGAATGCGCGAAGCAACCTCGTACCGGGACCAAATGAACTGACGAATCATACCGTTGAGCTGGTCCTTTAGCTGCGGCTGTTCGCCCGATGCGATGGCCTTGCGGAATAAGGTAAGCGCCAAAACCTCGAGTCCCCAGCGGTAGGAGTCGAAGTCGGTCAGACATTGCTGATCGCCCAGCTTCATGCGGGGGCCGACCGGGTGGCCGGTGAGGTTGCGGTAATACGGAGTTTTCGCAAAGTGAATCGGGCCGCGCACCGCGGCATTCGCAATATCCGAAAAGCACCAGTATGCGCCGGTGCGCGGGGTGATAATGTCCGCAAGACCTTGGCGCCGGTAGATCGCATGCTCCGGCCACACGTGCTTATGCACGATGAAATTCCACAGCTTATCCGCCGTGGTGAAGGTCTCGTCTTCTGCGACGTAGAACGCGTCCCAATTCGCCTTCTGCTGTACTTCGTCGTACAACTGGCACGGAGCGTAGTAGACTAATACCCCAGGGTTTGCCTCGAGATAATCGACTCCCTTCTGTACCTCCTCAGGTAGCAGGTAATCGTCGTCCCCTAAGAAAACGCAATACTTCGTGCTGGCTGCGAGCAACGCGGTGCGCATGTTGGGGAAAGCCCCAATATTCTGCGGCTGGCGAAGGTACCGCACGCGGTGCGAGAAATCGATTTTGCTCTTGCCGTTATCGGAGACGATAACTTTCGCCTCGTGGAAATCGGCCAGGGTCTTTTCCAGCGTCCATGCGAGAAACGGATCGCGCTGGTAAGTAGGGATACAGATCGTGAGTTCCTTCATTGCCGAGCTCTCGCCCATAGCCGAACACCCTCGGCTACTGATTCAACAGTGTGCAGAAACCGGTGAAACATGTAGTAGAACCAACGGTATGACAACTGTTTGAGCCCCGCGTCGATACCTTTTCGAATCGCGAGGCGATCCGCCTCCGTCGAATTGCGCACGTGGTCCAAGTTGAGCGCCCTCTCTAGACGAAGGCGAAAAGCTTCATCCTTCTTGGGCATAACATGCACGAGTTCGCCTTTCCAGTCGCTTTCCGTGTGTCGATATATTTGCTGAAGTCGTTCTTCTGTGGTGATCACTTAACGCAGCTCCTTATAGCACTGCCCAATCCGCTCAGCCGCTTGCACTAACCCGCAGCAAGCCAAATAGACCGCGAGAAAAGGGAACAATACCCACCTCATTTGGGCGCATCCCCGAACGGCGGCGAAGGGTTGTTCGCGACATTCACCGGCTGCGGGTCAATCGTCCTGCCGTCATGGTTCAAGCGTATACCGCAATTGATCCAGGGCTGAATGCCTGCGCTAAAGACGAGATCCGAGAACGAATAGTCCTCTGACAAGAGGTTGTCCATCGCGATGCGGCCGTAGTAGAAGTGATGGAAATTGCCGTTGCCGTACGGCGCGGCGAGCCCCTTGGTGATTAGCGTTTCGAGCACAATGCGCTCGATTTTGAGGAACCCGCCGGGCACGAATCGCGCTTTGATCATGCCCTCGGTTGGGATCTGATCTAGCGGCAACTGAAAACCGTTGTTGTCGCGACAGAACGGCATCGGCGGCATACATTTGTCAGTGTATAACCCGCTTACGAATGGCTCATCGGTGTCAATCAATGCTTTTAATTGATCTCGCGTGAAACCAATATCGCTATCGATACACACCAACGTGTCGAACTCTTTGCGGCGTAGAAATTCGTTTGCTAAGACATTGCGGGCGACATAGATATCACTTTGACCTGCCATTGGCATCCACCCGCCGTGTAGCCCGGTCGATTGTAGCATTCCGGCAGTGTAGAGAGTGACGGTAACATTACCTCGAATTGGTGTCGCAAGTAATACTTTGCTGTAGTCCTTCATTTACGCGGGCTCCAAATTTTTGTATCTTTAGCTAGTTTACGAACAATCCGCCATTCGTTTATCCGATATGCACCGTATACCAATGCGATAACGCCAAGCACAGCGGGCAGTAGAGTTACGCGCACCCCGAAAAATGTCCAAATAACTATGCTGGGGCTGTAGTAGGGATCGGATACTACGGGTAAATTCATTTGCCCATCCCCGCAATCGCACCGCTCACTGCCTCAAGCATACTGCCCGGCGCTTTGGTCTGACCGCCGGCCGGCTGTTTAGCGCGCATCGGCTGATTGGTCGGCGTCTTGGGTGTCGGCGTCGTAGCGCTCGGCAAATTGATGCTCCGGTACGCCTCGAGGAACTTCTCCTTGCGCTGCCCCCACGGGATACTCGCCATGATCGGCTTTAGCGCGGGTACGAGGATGGCTTTCTTCGCTTCGTAGCTCGGGTCGCTCGCGCGCAGCGTCGCTTCGAGCTCGGTGAGCGCTTGGCGGCCTGCTTGCTCCTCGCCGCGCGCTTGCTCTTGGCGCTGGGCTTCGGTTTGGGCGTTGGTCGTGAGCTCTTGGCGGAATTGCTGGCCGTTCCGAGTGCGCGCGATCTCTTTTGCGTACTGCGCCGTGATTTGGCCCGATGCAACTGCATTCTTGAGATCCTGATGTGCTCCAAGTGGATCGCCAATGGTGCGTTCTTTACCGAGGAGCGTAGCAAGTCTCTCAGCCACTGACTCCACGAGCTCAAGAGCCTTCTCCTGCTGCGCCGGATCGCGGGAATTGAACAACGCAAGCCATGAAAGGGTCTCGCCGTACTGCTGCGGCGTTGCGCCCGTGGCCTGGACGCCATTGACCATGTAATTAAAGTCGGTGAGCACCTTATCGCGCTCGGCCGTGACCGTTTTCGCGGTGTCGATCAGCGTGCGGATGCGCTCGGAGGTCTCTTTCTTGAGATCCTTCGGGATCGGGTCGTTAATCGGATCTTTCTTAGGCGGCTCTTTGGGTTTCTCCGCCTCGACCGGCTTTTCGGCTTCCTTTTTCTTGAAAGTGCCGTCTGGGTTGCGCTCTGCGCCGCGCGCTTCGGCTTCTTCGTCGGTTTCTTCGCCCTCAGGCTCCTCCGCAGGAGTTTCACTCTCTGACTCAGAGGTTTCAGCGGCCTCATCGCCTTCCGGCGCGGCAACTTCTTTCTCTGGCTCCGGCGCATCAACCGCGTCGCCAAGTGCTGCGTTCACAGCATCTAATACTGATTCTTCTTCGGCCATGGGGTCTTCCTATCGTTGATGTCTAAGCTGATCAAGCACCCGGCGGAGCCGCAGGGCTCGGTGTTTGTGGCGGTGCGCCGGGAGCCGGGGCGCCGGGTGCTTGAGGGGATGCAGGCGGAGCGGCTACGCCGTCGCGCACGAGCGCGGGGGTTGCGAGCTGCTGCGATGTCTCGGACGACAGAACGCCTTTGAGTGCAATGCTGATCTGCGGTTGGATGGGCGGCGGCTTCGCACCGCTTCCCGGCGAGCCCGGCGGCGGCTGCCGCGGGATGAATCGTTCCACATCGCTCTCATCGCCAAGCCTGAGCATGGTCTCTTTGATCAATTCGATGGATGCATTTGCCATCGGGGTATTGCCCGTGGCAAACGCCTGCTGGATCTCGCCAATGGTCTTTTGGATGAGCGGGAGGATAGTGCTCCACGCCTGCATGTCGGTCGCCTGGCGCGGCTTGCCTGTGCTGCCGGCTTCGATGGCGACTTCAACCAATGTAAATAGGTCCTCAATGTCCATGCCAGCCGGCCAGAAGGCTTTTGGCCCGGCCATGCGCATGACATCCTTGGTTGTCAGCGCTTGGAGTGCTTGCTCCGCCGTGTATTCCGCCAAGTCAGTGAGCATTGTCTCCAAGTTGTCGCGATCAGAAGTCGTTCTAGCTTGCGTTCCGCTTTGCTGAATATTGGCTTCCGTGGCAGTTTTCGGATTGCCCGGACCGCTAATAGCAGAAGAGAGAGCTTCTTGGACGCCAGATATACGCTCCATGTCGTTGAGTATGAGCGTTGGGTCATAAAGCCTCATGTCGATGGACTGAACGGGTTTAGGGGCGAACAGATTGGCAATCGGCGTTTGCGGATCGCTTGGGCGAAGCGCGGTGTACTCTTGGGACTTCGATTCCTGCAGTTTCTTGGCCTCGACCTCATCAAGCATCGTGGCGTTGAACAGCACGCCAGGAATTGATCGCTCTCTGGTCAGGCGAAAGTTCGACCTCGAGGATGAATACTCGTCCTGGAGTTTGTAGAGCCTCCAAGAAAGACTCTGCGCGTGCCGCTGTCCATCCACTTCGTAGAAGGCAAAGTAGAAATAGGGATAAAACCTGCTCGTCGGGTAGGGAGGCGCATACGGTTCTTTTGCCCACTTCTTCACCCCGTCAACGATGGTGCGAATTTGCTTATCGCCCCGGTTCCAAATCTCGACACAACGCACGAAGGCCGGAGATTCTTGCGTCGAGGTGTTCGTCACGAACGCTTGCGCGCTTTCCGCGGTCAGCATGCCTTGTGGCAATATGTTATCAATGTCGCGGGTTGTCAATTCCTTCGGTGCGCGCTGGTAATAGACTTTTGCCGACTTAATGTCCTCAGTCGTTAGCCGTGGGAACCTGGCTAATGCGTCGTCTTTGCAAAGGTAGAGCTCGTTGCCGATCCAATCGGCGTCAAGGTAGTTCTCGATGCAATTGACATCGGTCGAAACCTGTAGGTTCTCGGTCTCGACATAGTCAATGGCGAACATTTTGTTGACCGCAAGCTCGAGCTTTTCCTCAAGCTCTGCGATGAGCGCGGCTTTCTCGGCTTTTTCCTGCTCGTACGTTTCAGGATCTTGATTCTGCTCGTCCTTGAGCATTTTCTCTTGCGCGACTAGCCGGGCGTGAGTCTCTTGCGCATCGTTAAGTGCCGACTCAACCTCCGGTTGCGGCTTTTTCTCCGAGACCATCGTGCACTTCAACCAGCCTTCCCCGTTGGAAAGCACAGAACGCACACCCTTGCGGCATGGCTTCTTGAGACCGCCTTTCTTCCATAAGGATGAAATCACAATTTCTAGCGT